ATCAATTCCATTTTTCTTTAAAATATATTCAAATACCATTTCCGGCATACCACCTTTTCTACCACCAAGAACATCTTTCCCCTTTAAATCAGTCCACTTAAAATCTTTCATCTCTTCTCTGGCAACAAGAAAATTACCGGCGCGCTGAGTCAGTTGGGCAAAGTTGACGACAGAATCGTTAGCACCTTCGTTATATGTGTAGATGGATGCTTCTGATCCCATGAATCCAATATCAGCTTCACCGGAGATGACAGCAGTCATTGTCTTGTCGGCTCCAAACGGAGTTCGCAATTTAGGCGCAGACAGCTTAAATAAAGTCAACAAAATCAACGGTGTATTCAGGAGTCAGGTGAATCTGTCGGATCGTATTCCGCCAGAAAGCACGGCGGTTTTCCGGGCTGAGAGAGTTGTATATCGACCGGAAATCTTTCTGCAGGAGTTCCTCAATGAAAGTATAATCCTGCTCGGGTTCCGGGACAATAACCGCAATCTCTCTTTTCTCTTTTTCCAGTGCGTCGTATTCATCACTATAGTAGTCCCAGTCTATTCGTCCTTTCTGGAACAGAATGTTCAGACGTTCCATTTCCTTATCAATCTGTTTTTCCGTCCGTACCTTCGGGCGCTCTTTCGTCTTTTGTTTTTTGATATCCTCCACACGAATCTTATATGCGTTAAATTCATGCTCCAGATTATCAAGCAGATAGCTTTCGATCAGATTCTGGCTCAGCCGGTGTCTGTTCGTGCAGATCCGGTCAATCATCGCCCGGTTGCACCTGTAATAACAGTAGTCCTTCTTTTCTCCTGTCTTTCGATTAATAATAGAGCGACAGCCGGTTCCGGCAAGAAGCTGCCCGCAAACTGGACATCGGATCATTCCGGAGAAGTAGTAGATTCTCCCGGATGGTGTCTGCTTTGCGGTCTTCTTGCTGATCTGCTGAATGCGGGCCCATCGTTCTTCAGAGACGTAAGCGGGGCAGTAAGGTATCCCCCGGTATGTCCCTTTGTAAAACTCACTTGACAGCATGGTCCTAAGCACGCTGTAGGAAAACGTCGGGTCATAGTTTCGCTGCATATACCGGAGCGTGGCCTGCTTTGCCTGATGCTTTTCAAAGTAATCATAAAAAGCATTGACCATCTCTTCTTGTTCAGGATCTTTGACCATGCACTTCTTCCCGTCTACGATTCCTACCTTGTAGCCACGAGGCATATTGCAGTCCCCGAATATAACTTTCCCCTGTCGGATTGACGCCTCATTTACGAATTTGATACGCTCGGATGTTGTATCCACCTCATTCTGGCCAATTGACAGTACCACATTAAGCTGCAGCCGGCCATCGCGGGTTTCCATGTTAATTCCGGGTTCTGAGGCAGATATCCAGTACACGCCGTATTCATCCAGAATATCCTGCACTTTGTAGAAGTCTGACATGTTACGAAACCATCGATCCAGACGCCAGAAGAGAATCACATCGATCTTTCCGGCTTTGACATCCTCAAGTAGGGCGTGGATCGCCTTACGCTTCTTGAGCTCTTTTCGGGCTGTCTTCCCCTCATCCGCATAGACACCGACAGGGATCATTCCGTGATCTTTTGCATAGCGTGCTAGGTATTCTCGTTGGGCTTCAAGGGACTTGCCGTGCATACACTGCTCCGCTGTGGAGACTCTTATGTAGAGAGCGCAGCGCTTGAGCTTTTCAGACATGATATCATCTCCCTTTTGTAATTGTATGAAAAATAGATACAAAAATAACAGCCAGACTGAGAACTCATGTTCTGGATTGTGCCGGCTGCCCGAAGATGATACAATATTTCTGGTGATAAACTATTGTATGTCCTTCGGGATATACTCCTGTGGCCGTCCGGTGTTGGCGCATCGGACGGTTGACTTTTTGGGTACATTTGCTATAATGTACTTAACAGGATAGCCGGAAGGTGACTGCACCTCACCCGTCCCGGCGAAACTTAAGATCTACAAAATAGTCGTCAGCTTTTCCAGGGCAGGACGGCTATTTTTTATGTGTATAATTCAGAATGGCTATAATCAGTAGAGCAATGCTCACGATCAGGCTGAGTTCCTCATATGTACTCATAATTACCACCCCCTCCGCAGGATTCTCGGAACGGGCGGGAGCTCGTCCTCCGGCTACCCGGTTAAATGCATTATTCTGTTGTGGATGCCCCGGCGGATCAAAGAGCACCAGGGCATAAGGATTAACTATCAATAGTTATCCCCTAGCGTAACTGTTGTCTCAAGACTGTTAATCTTGTCGCCTACTTCATCAAGTTTATCGCAGACATCAGATATACTATCGTACATTCCCATGCCTTTAATTTCATCCAACTTAGCATTCATTGTTTGTAATTCAGATAAAATAGACTCCAGTACCGTAACTAATTCATCCATAACTTTTACCTCTCTTTCCCCGAGAAAACACCACATATATAAACGCCGCAGCGGTTATACCTTTTCTATCTGGAGCATGCCAGTAGGATCCCCAAGTGTATCATTATAATTTATGTATACATATTGCCCAACTGACAAATCACAAGTATATTCATCTTTCTCTAAACCACCCACAGTTGCAACATATTCACTTTCCTGAATCTGACTGGAATCACTATACTCGTTTTGTGAAATATAGATATCCCATACAACGGGCGTCTTCGATGCATCCTCAATATCGACTGCATCAGGATAGAATCGATATGTTCCGGCTTCAAAAATATCACCACTAAAGTCAGGCACTTCAACAGCAAACATATAGTTCCCAGTATCTGCCCAAGTTACTTCTGTTTTATACCCGGTTTCGGAGGTTGTTTCTCCACAGGCTGTAGCGAATACTGCCATCACACTCATCAATACGACTACGATAATTTTCTTTTTCATGACGTCCTCACTTTCCCCGAGAAACACCACTATATAAACGCCGTAGCGGTTATACCTTTTCCATGACTGCCAGATTCGGGATAAAATAGATCGTGTAATTATCGACCTCAGTACAGACCCCGTATTTATCTCTGTAGCAGTCAATGCATTCCTGCAAATATTCTTCTGTCACATCCAGTTGTTCAGCTATTTCATGACGGTTTTGGCATCCGGCACAGTCATTTTGACTTTGCGGCTCGCCTGTAAATGAATGAAATAATTATAATAACAGCACCCAGAGCAAGCACTAAAATATTTTCTATTGAATTGAATTCACCTATGAATAAAACTAAAAGAATGAGGAACAAACCTAAAATCAAAAAAAGATTGCTGGCTCTTTTTAATGTTTTCGGCGTAGCTTTTCGCACAGAAGATGGTTTTGCGTTTCCAGCTGCGGGATTTTTAGAATTGTGTGATGTATTTTTTAACACATCCGATACGCCTATAGTGGTTTTATTATATATTTTATTGTACGCAGCTTTTTTGGGGTCTTTAACCCATCCCGCACCTTTTTTTCCGTACCCTGGGATATAAGCTCTCTTCATCCCACGCTTTAATCGGCCAGTCGTTCTTGCTTTGAATGAACTTTTTAAATTGGGTTTTCTAAGGCCAAATTTCATTTTTATCTGCTCCTTTCCCCCTGTTCCTTTGTACACCACATCGGCATAATCACTAATACGGTTATACTTAACTAAAATCTTTCAACCGTAATTCTATCAATCTTTTGTTATATCCGAATAGACGAGAAAACTGCATAGTCGAGAAATCCAAATGTTCTTCTATATCTATGTCAGATATTAATAAATCTATTGCAAATCTGTCTGCTTCGATCTCATACTTCGTAGTATTGAGCTGCGTCCGAGAATCCATAAAGATTGCGTTTGCTTTCTTATGCAGGAGCATATGTCCCAGTTCATGTGCGCAGACAAACAGTTTTTCCTGATCGGATAATGCTTCATCAATATAGATGATATTGTTACGCTGAAAGTACTGATAAAATCCTTTTACCCCATGAAGAGGGTAAAAGACAACTATTACATTGAGATGACTGATAATCTCAAAGGGATTCCTTGTATTGTACTTTCTGACCAGAGAATCCGCCAGCCGTTTAATATTCATAACATCAATCCTTTTTATACTTTTTCGGAGTGTATTTCTCCTTGTTCTTTTTCTTCGCCATCTCCATGCCGATCTGCATAGCTGACAGAATAGACTCGATCGCCTCTGGTGATGCCGGATCGCCGTCAAACATGAGCCCGTCCTGCTTAAGCAGCTGCTCGGTGTTGGCGAGGATTTCTTTTATGTCCTTTTCGTCTTTAGGCTTAAGCTTTGGTTCTTTTTCAATTTCCTCCTTTCCTGTCATAAGGTAGTCGACAGTTACTCCAAAATATTCAGCAATCTTTTGAAGAGTAGGCGCAGATGGAGTATTCCTTCCGTTTTTCCAATTACTTAATGCTGTTTGTGTTACCCCTGCTTCTTTCGCTACCTTGTATGCACTAATGCCGTATTTTTGTAAAAGTTGCTCAAATACTTCATACATTTTTTGTGCTCCTTTCACGAAAATAGCATACTTTCGTAAAAGTAAGTAAAAATGCTTGACTAATAACGAATGCTGATGTAATATTTAGTTACGCAAACGAAAGTAAGCGTCTTACAAACTTACGATATGTGATGTACTTTCGAATAATATTTAATTGGTTTTGTAATTGAAAGTATATCACATATTGAAAGTAAATTCAATAATGCTAATTAAGGAAGGTGGTGCAAAAGTGTACGAAAAATTTGCTGAATTATTGGATAAAACCAACAAAACAGCGTATCAGGTATCAAAAGATACAGGAATCGGTCAAAACATTTTTTCAAATTGGAAGGCGGGCAGGAGCAATCCGAAGGCTGACAAGCTCAAAATCCTCGCCGACTACTTCGGAGTATCTATCGAGTACTTCCTTGAGTAGATTAACACAGAGTGTGTCCGATAATACGGACTTATTTTGGGAGGTGAGAATACGAAAAGATTAACTATGGAAAATGGTGAGTTATTCCTTGATGGAGAGAGAATTGAAAATCTTAAATCCTATAAAATTTCCAGCTCCGCAAAGGAAAAGGGAATCGCAGAACTGGAAATCGTGATTGACGTTATTGTAAGCCGAGCTGATTCTTAATAATTGCAGAAATAACACCTGTAGCTATTTGTGAAATAGCTGAGATAGAGTTTGATCCAACTTTCTTGCTTACTTCTTTGATGTCATTCCATACATTATCAGAGCGGACGTCAGCAAGAAATTGATGGCCTGTATAAGTAATGTCATCAAGACGAAGTATGGCGAGCCCATTGTTATATTCCCTGATAATGGCATCTATAAATCCGGCTTCTTTCAGCTTGATGATAGAGTAATTAATTTCATCTTCAGCGTAATCCGGAAGAGCTTCGTAGACAGTAGATGGTGATAGTTCTTCTAGATATCCGGCGTCCTCCATCACAAGGAGAATGTCACGCATACAGTCAGGATTTAGTTTCATAGTGTTTCATTCCTTTCATCATTTGATAGGAAGATTATACCAGATACCGTAAACACGGACAATCAGGGGCGCATACATTTTAGAGAGGTGGTGTAAGTGAATATCGAAAAGATCATGGAAGTATTGATCAGCCTTCTGGCAGAGCAGGAGGGAGTAACAATTGAATATACGATAGAGAAACCCGCGTAGGCGGGAAAAAGAGGAGGACAAGCATGAGTGATATGAGAGAACTGATCCCGGAGCTGGATTTGATACCTGTTGAGCGGACAAGCCTGATACCGACTGAAACGAGACGGGATCCGGCGCCGATCAGGAAGAAGCGCAACAGAGCAATCATCGGGATAGAGATTACGGCTGCAGTGTCGCTGCTACTGAATGTGATCCAGTCGGTGATCATCTACATACTGCAGGCAGGGCCGATCTGAGAGGAGGTGAGCGGGATGACAGATGAAGATTTCCGGTATTGGAAACAGTGGGTGGAGCGTCATGTCGAAGGATATGACATGATTACACGAGCTGTGTTTATAGAAGGATTCTTCGACGGGATGCCGGAGGAGACAGTATTTACTACGACTCAGGTCAGCGAGATACTCGCTCTCAGACGGCCGGAAAAAGAAAAGCGCGCCCCCAAAAGCTCGGCAAGGCGTGAGGCGCACTAATAAATAACCAATTATATTTTAGCAGAAAGGACGGAAAAATGGAAGACAGTAAAATTTATGTATCATGTTCTGAATATTCACGGCTCTGTCGGGTGGACGGAATGATGGACGCGCTCATATCCTATATCGATTACAGAGAGCAGGAAAATCAAAAGCTGACGCCCGAGTACCCGTTGAGTCTTGACGCGGAAGCCGTGAAGGCGATTATTGGAATGTGTGATAAATAGAGTTGAGTTGCCGGGAAACGCCGAAAGCGCCCGATACCGGGAACCATATACCTGTGAGGAAGCACCCACCACGAGGAGAACAATAGTCAGGAAGATGATTCCGGGGCAGTTTCGATGAAAAAGGAGAATCAGAATGAAAGATAGAATTATAAGAATTTTAACGGATACCGGAAGAAGCGGTATAGATCAGCTTATTGACTATATGGATGAAGGGGGATATTTTGAAGCACCTTGTAGCTCAAGTCATCATATGGCGAAAGCAGGAGGGCTCGCGGAACACAGCACTAATGTGTATGAAATAATGATCTCTTTGGATATAGCATTCGGTGCGGAATTGAATTATCACTCAATTGCTATATGTGCTTTTCTTCATGACCTCGGAAAAATGGGACAGTTCGGAAAACCCGGATACGTTCCAAACATGCTGAAAGGACGTGCCACAAAGGCAAATCCCGATCCGCAGCCGTATCAGTCAGAAAAGAAACCGTTCGTTACTAATCCGGATCTTCTTTATGTAGATCACGAGATTCGGAGTGTTGCGATCGCCTCAAAATTCATCGAACTGACAGAGGAAGAACAGCAGGCGATCCTTTGGCACAATGGCCTGTATGGTCCGTTTAAGTACGAAATTCAGGGCAAAGAGACACCCCTGTACATGCTGCTGCATTTTGCGGATATGTGGGCAAGCAGGGTGATTGAGTCAGACGATATGAGAGGAGAAGACGAGTAATGGATAGAAAGATATATCTTCCACGGAGAAAAATAGCGAGGAACTCTCAGGGGACTATTAAATTGACTCCAGAAGCGATGGATGCCCTAGTAGAAGCCACTGAGGAATCTGGATTATCAGTACGCCAGGCGGCTAGCATGATAATCCTCCAGGCTGTTCAGAACAATCTTATTGAGTATGGAGCAGGTGAAGATGATGAATAAATTCGAAGGAGGAATGACTTATCAGTAAGGTGATTTGCATTATGGGAGAGTCCGGATCTGGAAAGACAACGTCTATGAGGAATCTGGATCCGAAGAGCACATATTATATTGATGCTGACATGAAGGGATTGTCATGGAAAGGATGGCGAAATCAGTATAACAAAGAAAATAAAAATTATACGGCCTGTGATGATGCAAATATTGTCCGTCAGTATATCAAGAGAATCGCGGAGAAGTGCCCGCAGGTGAAAGTGATTGTTGTTGATACGATCAACGGGCTTATGGTGGCTGACGAGATGCGCAGAAGCAAAGAAAAAGGGTATGACAAATGGGTTGATCTGGCAGCATGCGTTTGGGACTTAGTCTGTGAGGCTTATACATATAGAGATGATCTGACAATTATTTTTACAGCGCACACGCAGACGGATCACGATGAGGCAGGCTATATGTTTACACGGATTAAAACTTCCGGAAAGAAGCTGGATAAGATCTGCCTGGAGTCGAAGTTCACGACAGTGTTGTTAAGTAAGTGCGTGGATGGGCAGTATAAGTTTGAGACCCAGGCAAATAACAGCACAGCAAAGTCTCCGATGGGAGCATTTGACCAGATGGAGATTGACAATGATATTGTTGAAGTTATGAAAGCATTGGAGGATTTTTAACATGAGAAAACCAAGGAACTATGACGATACACAGGCGCAGGGCGAATTTATCCCGGTAGAGCTTGGAGGACATAAGTTGATCATTAAAGAAGTGTGCGAGACGAAATCAAAAACCGGCAAGGACATGATCAGAGTGTCATTTGATTTCTCTAAAGCCGACAAGCAGGCTGGTTATTTTGAAAAAATGTTCCGTGATGATATCCGCCCGGAGAAAAAGTGGCCAAATCAGGCAACTCAGTACATTCTTACAGAAGACAGCGAAGGAAACTGCAGTCGATCATTTAAGACGTTTATCACCTGTGTAGAGCATTCCAATAATGGATTTGAGACACAGTGGGGGGATAATTTTGAAGCTCAGTTCAAGGGCAAGCTGGTCGGCGGCGTCTTCGGGCCACAGATGGACTATTACAATGGCAGGGAGATTGAAAAGCGCGTTCTTCGTTGGTTTGTATCAGTTGATAAGGCTGCAGATGCACAGGTTCCGGATATGTCGGAGACTCAGGCGTACAAGAATCACATTAATGGATATGCTCAGGGGTCAACGCCGGCAGGCGATGGGTTTATGAATATCCCTGATGGGATAGATGAAGAACTCCCGTTTAACTAGGAGGAATACCGTTGGATATACAGATTGATTCCCGTGAAAAAGCGCGGGCAATCCGAAAGATTATAAAGACATTTGATGAGTCCGGAGTAAAACATTTCTCGAGCAAGCTTCTTGTCGGTGATTATATGAGTTTGGATAATCCTAGGCTCATCATCGACCGAAAACAGAACCTGCAGGAACTCTGCGGAAATGTATGTCAGCAGCACGAGCGCTTCAAGAAGGAATTGCTCAAAGCGATAGAAGCAGGAATTCAACTTGTCATACTGGTTGAACATGGACCGGACATAAAGACACTGGAAGACGTGTATTTCTGGAAAAATCCAAGAAAGCATGAAATACGATGGCGGACAGTGAACGGGAAGCGTGTGAAATATGTTGAATCAGAAAAGGCGGTAGACGGCGATCAGCTTTACAGATCCCTCTGCACGATGCGAGATCGGTACAATGTGCAATTTGCCTTTTGTGAAAAGAAGGACACTGGAAAAGAGATCATCCGGATCCTGAGGGATGGACTATGAACAGCGAGGAGATAAAGGCTACATATAGTATGCGGGATATTCTTGCGCGGTACGGCTTGCATCCAAACAGATCCGGATTCATCTGTTGTCCATTTCACAAAGAAAAAACCGCATCTATGAAGATCTATCGGGACAGCTATTACTGCTTTGGGTGTGGAGCGCATGGGGATATCTTTGACTTCGTCAGTGAAATGGAAGATATCACATTCCGGGAAGCGTTCTTTGAACTGGGCGGAACATACGAGCAGAAAAAGGAAACGTTTGGGGAGCGGATGGCGCGGTATCACGCTCAGAAAGAGCGGGAAATGAAGCAAAAGCAAGCAGACGTACTGAAAGCCCGGCGAAAGCTGAATAATGACCTAATCGACATATACCGGGACTGGTACCAGAAGTCTGAACCACTTTCGGACACATGGACAGATTGCTACAATGCGTTGCAGTACCAGCTGTATTTACATGAAATTTTGAACGAACCGAGGTGATAGAGGAGCAGTATGAAGCCATTAATAGAGTATGACAAAAAAGGGATCCTGTCGGAAGAAGTCTTTGTGGAAATCTTCGAGCAGGAGGATGCTATCCGCAGGGCCCAGATGCTCCTTTCCTTTCAGGATCGGGCCAAGGAGCTTGGCGTCAAGGGACAGTTTGACACTATGGTAAAAGCCTTTGAAAAAGCAGAGAAAGAATCCCAGCAGAAGCAGAAACAGAGCCAGACACTGATTGAGAACTGGACAAATTTTACAGGGAAATACGATTCGATGAAATGCGGATCTTGGCTTGCTGCAGATAACGGGATACGGATATTCAACAAAGATTATTCAAATGAGGTTGTTGTCTGTTATCATCCGATCCTGCCGATCGGCAGGCTGCGAAATCTGGAGACGGGAGAAGAGCAGATCCGGCTTGCATATAAACGGAATCACCGCTGGACGGAGATCACGGTTCCGAAAGACATTATATCTTCAGCCAACAAGATTGTCTCGCTGTCAAAACTTGGCGTGGCAGTTACATCTGAAAACGCAAAACTTCTGGTGAAGTATCTGTCGGATGTAGAGAACCTGAATGATGATGAGATCCCGGTCCAGAAATCCAGTGCAAAGCTGGGATGGATCGGGGACGGATTTCTGCCCTATGACACGGACATTATTTTTGACGGAGACATGTCGTTCGGGCAAGTGTATGAAAGTATTCAGGAACGCGGCAGCTGGCAGGAGTGGCTGGATCATGTGAGGGCATTGCGCCGGACTGGTCGGCCGGAGATTAAATTTTCTCTTGCCGCATCTTTTGCCAGTATCCTTGTGAGCCGGTTGGGGGCACTTCCGTTTATCGTGGATCTGTGGGGAGAGACAGAGGGCGGAAAGTCAGTATCCCTGATGCTTGCCGCTTCAATATGGGCGAACCCGGACAGCGGGCAATACATAGGGGATTTTAAGACGACAGACACACAGCTCGAGATCCGTGCGGACTTATTGAATCATCTTCCATTAATGCTGGACGATACCAGCAAGACTAGCAGCCGGATCAGGGACAACTTCGAGGGCGTCGTATATGATCTGTGCTCTGGAAAAGGTAAGAGCCGGTCCAATAAGGAACTGGGCATTCGCCGTGAGAACCGATGGAAGAATACAATTCTTACGAACGGGGAGCGCCCGTTGACTTCTTACGTGTCGCAGGGCGGCGCTATCAACCGTATTCTCGAGATTGAATGCGGGGAAAAGGTGTATCAGGACCCGCAATATACAGCGGAGCTGCTCAAAAAGAACTATGGATTCGCCGGGAAACGGTTTGTGCAGATCGTAAAGAAGATAGATATGGAAGAACTTCGGGAAATGCAGCAGAAGCTCCAGAAAGAGCTCTTCAGCGTTGATAAGATGCAGAAACAGAGTATATCCATGTCGGTTCTGCTGCTGGCGGATCGGATAGCGACGGATCATATCTTCTACGATGGAGAATATATCAGTGTGCAGGAAGCTGAAAGCGTCCTTGTAGATAAGAGCGAGGTATCAGAGCATGAGCGCTGCTACCACTATCTTCTGGACAAGATCAATATGAACCGTCAGCGGTTTGATTCAACTACGACGACAGAGCAGTGGGGCGTAATACGTGAGGGGTATGCGGTTATGTATCCACAGGCTGTAAAGGAACTATGTAGACAGGGGGATTATTCTTACAAGGCATTCCTGAACTGGGCAGACAAGCAAGGCATTATTCAGACGGACGGGAAGAATCAGACAAAACTAAAGAAGATCGACGGGAAGCCGGTGCGCTGCGTGTTCCTGCAGCTGAATGAGTTTCAGGATAAAGACGGATTTGAGCCGGTAGAAGTGACGCAGGAAGAGCTCCCATTTAAGTAAAAGGTAACAAAGTAACAGGGGTAACATTCGAAAACGCCTATATATATCTGAAATATATGTATATATAGTGTTCCCGCTCCTATAAAGAAAAAGCGGTGTTACTATTGTTACCGCTCAAAGAAATGCGAATAAAGCCAGTAAATAAGCGGGTTTGCATGGTAACAAGGGCGGTTGTTACTTTTTAAAATATCATGTTACAAATCGTGTTTTTTGTTACTTTTGGAGGAATGTATGGACAAAAAAGTAAAAGACCTGCATGAGAAGATCGCAGATGCGTACAACACCATGTGGGCGGCATATAAAAAATATCTTGATGATGGTCATGTGCGGCATATCAATGATGCTGCCTCTGACTCGGAGATGAAATATCAGGATGATAAGACTGTACTGCAGTTCATCTGGTACCAGAAAGCATCATGGTCAGGGATCGTGGAACAGGTTAAGGAGTGGTCGCGATGAAAAAAAAGAAAGAGGACGCAAAGCAGGTAAGGGCGGACGATGCAAAGATCTGCCACCTGTGCGGCGAGTTGATCATTGGTGATTATGATTATGTCCGGACAAAGCGCCGGACGGAGATGTATTTCCATAAAGGCATGAAATGCGGAAAGGGAAAATGATGGATGAATTAAGTAGATGGTATGAAAATATGACCTACGAGGAAGCAAAGAGCATCCTGCGGGAGAAGATGGACAACCTGAAGATGAGCTTTATTGCTGCGGGGTATTATTTGAAATATATCCGGGATCACGAGCAATTCCGGGAAGATGGATATGAGAGCATCTGGGAGTTCGCAGAAGACAACTACGGAATTAAGAAATCTACGGCATCCCGTTGGATGTCCATGAACGATAAATTCAGCCAGGGCGGGAACAGTCCGATCCTGGCGGAGGAGTTCAGGGGATTTGAGAAGAGCCAACTGCAGGAGATGCTGTATCTGAATGATAAGCAGATCGAGACGGTGACGCCGGATATGACAGTAAAGGAGATCCGGGAAGTGCGGAAGCCGGCAGAACCGGCGAGAGAGTGCGAAGAAAGAACAAGCCCGATCGATAGAGGATGCATCACAGGAAAAAACCCGAACGGGAATTGTGTATGTTGTGGAAATAACGGTGTAGAGTGCTGTGAGCAGTGTGATGACGACTGCAACAGCAGATGTGGCTGGACGGATTCAGCTGTTGCGACATCGCAACAGCAGGAAGAAATTGCTGAATACGTACCGGGGAAATGTATGCACAACCCAGAGCTTGCCTGCTCTTTGCCGGAAGAGGCGATGCGCACTCCTGGAACCGGAGAAGGCAACTGTGGAGAAGTGTGCTGCTGGGAGTGCCCTAAGGAAGATTGCAAGCTGAGATGTAATGCTTCGGAAAAACGGGAAAATCAGGAAGAAGCCATTGCGACGTCGCAACAGGCAGAGGCGAAACCGGTGGCAGGAATGAATCCGCCGGATGAAGAGTCTGATCCCGAACCGGAAGTAATCACCGAGGAAAATACCGAGGTTGTGGATGCTGGAGGAGAGGAACTGACAGAAGAACTGTATGAAGAGACTTCTGATCAGAGCGATATCGATCTTCTGAGCAAAGAGCTCGATAAGGCAAAGAATAATCTGGATTTGATGCTTTCCTGTTACTCAGAGAAAGATATTCGGGTGAGAAAGCAAAGGCTTCTTGTTGGAGCACTGGCAGGGCTGCTCTGCGATCTGGATGTGGTTGATATTTCAGAACCTGAACAGCCGGAACTTCCATTTTTCCGGAACAATGATCAGCGCAAAGAGTGGCTGCGGGACTATGAAGCGTGGGGGCTTTGGTACGAGGATAAGAATATTGGAGCCAAGTATTATAAATACGATTTTAACAATGGGGCACGGCTGATTGCGGAAACGTACATACATCCCGGAGATAAGTATATGCCGGAGCATGAGAGCAGCTTCCTGCATCTTGTAGGCGGACCGGAGCCGCCAAGGAAAAGTGGGATATCAAAATGGGTTAGGCATGAAAAGTATGATCGTTACCCGAGCAATGAAACGGAGCTAGTTGAATTCCTTAAATACGTGCAGAAGGAGGGAAAGTAGAGCGATGTTAACTGAGAAATCGAGAAGTAAAGCACTGGAAGCCTTTCTAAAGGGCAGGAAAGTTATCGTAATGACTGTGTTTGATGACGGATCTATCGCAGCAGAAAGGTTGGAAGACATACTGATGACAGAGGATAGGCACTATCTGGTTGATGTGCCGGCGGTGGAAAATCCGGAGTTCAAGCAGGCGGTTACAGAAATGGTTCAGTCTGGCCAGAAGCAGGAAGAGCCTTCCGGGGAGAAAAGCAGTACCCCCCCAACGGGGCCGGAGGTAAGTGAAATGCTTCCGGCCGGAAAGACGAAGAAAGAGATCGCCCTAGAAATGGCATCGCAGGGGAAGACGGCTGCGCAGATCGCAAAAGAGACGGGAATGGCATACAACACAGTGTATTACTATCTGAACCCGGATAAGTGCAAACCGAAGAAACAAGCTACGGAAATTCCTGTGGATTACAAGAATCCCGATGCACGCCCGGGATGGAATGCCGATCGGAAGAAGTGTAAGACCTGCCAGTACCGTCAGGCGCACAACAATCCGACTGATCAGAATAAGGGCAATTGCAATTACATCGAGATCGCCGGACATAGCCGAGGTTGCGCAGTGGAGGACTGTGATCGGTACGTGAAAGGGAAGAGACTGGAGAGGAATAGGCAACTGAGGTTTGCGTGATCGATTTGCACCTTGATAATTGAATATTGATGGTTGGAAAGACATCTACATAGTTCTTCTGAGCCATTGAAAAACTTAAGGGCAAATGGTATAATTATCCAATATAAGACTTAGGGAGAAGAATTATGTGGAAAGATACAGAAAGAGAATGGCAAATCGAAAATGGAAATGAAGGCGATAAAAGAGGTGGTCGAACAGGGCATGAAATTAATGAGCAAATAGACTATGGGCATGTTCACGAAAGAGTTGAAGAAACTGATTCAACTAAAAAGCCGCCCAAGGAGAGAGAATGAGTTTAGAAGAATTACAGGTTCTGATTGATTCCATTCCACAGTATATATGCTATATTTATCCGGGGTATATAACACTTTATTTATATTTTTATTTTCATTCCTTAACTTTGGATGAGACTAAGGCGAAAGTTATAAAAAGTATTATTATCAGTTATATTTATATTATTTTGGATAAAGCAATTATAGGTTTACTCAATAAATTTTTGCCCACAGAATTGAATACAAATATAAATGGGATAGCATTTAATGCTCTGTTAATTTTAGCTTCAGTACTTATTCCGTATATAATATACCTCATTGAAACAAAAAGTAGTTTTTTCGAAAAGGCTAAGTCAAGACTTAGTATTAAAACCTCATTTTCAAAAAATGAAATTGAGGTTTTGCAAAAGAAATACAGTGATACAATTTGGATATATGTATATATGAGGGATGGTAATATTATGTACGAAGGTTCTTTGACTGAAAAAGAACTTGAGCTAGGAAGAACCCGGTTCTTTTGTTTAAGCAAATATAGAAAGTATATAATTAATTCAAAAGGGAAAAAAGCAAAACTAGCAGATTATTCGAATGATGATAAGGAAAAAGTTTTAATTTATTTTGATAGAATATCTCATTTTGAAATCGCTAATGTAGATAAAAGCGAGTGACCAACCATCAATATTCGGTGGTTGGTTTTTTATTGCCCAAAAACAGAACAAACGAAAGGAGAGCAGAGATGGAGAGATTAACAATAAAGTGTGAGGAACTGTTTGTACCGAAGAAAACATGTACAATAGATCGTTTTGGCGGAGTAGACGACTGCGATCCATGTGATACCGTTTGTAAATCGGAGTGCAGAAATTGTGTAATACAGGAGTGTTTTACACGTTTAGGGGAATATGAGGACACCGGCCTCACCCCGGAGCAGATTCGGGAGCTGAAGGAGCGGGATACAGCTATGGAGATAAACGAGATACATGTTGATGAATATTACTGCCCTGCTTGCGGAGCGGAGAGCAATTGCGATCAGGGCGTAGTGGAAGATAACTTTTGCCCGAGGTGTGGACATAGGTTGAAGAAAGGGAACTGACATGTGGAAGATATTTATAACATACGACGACAAGTCGAAAGTAACCCTGACGGGAAAACATAAGGATATTCCGCTGAGACTGGCGTGGAAATACTATATGCAATATGTGAACGGCAGGAGATGCCTGAGATCAGAGTATCAGCAGTATCCAAAGAAAGATCATGAGTCTATGGACTTGATGGATAAGATTGAGCAGTTGGAGCAGGAGGACTGACATGCAGGAATTAGAGAAGATTCTGGAAGAGATAAAAGAAAGTTCTATTATGGTTGCAACATCTAAAGAGCATTATATTCATCCTCAAGATGGAAGATTTGTTGAAGAGGTTGTTTTATTGGAATGTGTGGAAGAGATCATCCGCAAGCACATGAATGCCGGCTGGATCCCGGCAAAAGAGAAACCGACAGAAGACGGATTTTACATAGCTACCATGAGCGGAGCACTTGTGGATCAGGAAGAACCTTTCGTAGGGTTCGCAGAATTTGAAGATGGAGAGTGGGTTGACGGAGATGATGTCATCGCATGGCGCCCTCTTCCAGAGCCATACCGCCCGGAAAGGAGCGAGGGATGATTAAGTTGAGTATACAACCGTATTGTGAAAATTGTGAGCATTTCAAAGCAGAAGTTGAAAAAACAGCATACGAAAATTTTTACGGGAATAGTAAATGCCACACAGAGATATCGTGTAAGAACAAAAGCAAGTGCGAAAGTATCATGCGGTATTTGAAGGAGGAAAGAAAAGGAGAATGAGCGAGATTAAATTAAAGCCGTGCCCGTTCTGCGGAGGGGAAGCTATTTTAAAGCGCGACAGAATAGGATTGTATTGTGTGAAATGTACGAATTGCGGATGCATGACAACATTTCAGTTTGATTTCGGAGAAGGCGAAGAAGCCAGTAAGAGGAAAGCAGCTGATATATGGAACAGGAGGGCATCAGATGATTAACGCAATAGCAATCACAGTATCCCTGATCATCGGCATGCTCGTAGGCGGGATAATCGGATACTGCATAGCAAAGGACGGTGAAGGTGAATGAAACGTAGCACAGACACACGGCGCAGCCCGGCAGAGATCAAGGCGGATCTGCAGAGTCACTACGGCGGGCTGGCGGACAAGAAGCCGGACGGACATGCAGCACGGCAGTTCGTACATAAGGCATACAGTGCATATCATGCGAGGGGCGGTGAGGAGAATGAGTAAAAAGGTCAAGTGCCGAGAATGCGAGCACTCGATGACGTGGGCTATCCCAGAGTGGGTGAACGATATAAATATTGAGTATGCGGAACGCTGTCTCAATATGGCAAGAAGAACGTTATGCTGTGGCTGGACGATGAGAACCAAGCCAAAGGACCATGAGCAGTACTGCAAACATTACCGGAGAAAATCGGAAAGGGATATTCAGCGTGATGAAAAGTTCGATGCAGTCAGACTAGAGGATCTTGAACAAAAGATTCAGGATTACAGGGGAAGAAAAGGGGACGGTGATGCAGATGACGGTAGCTGAGTTATTCGATCGTCTCCTTGAAGGACTGGAGAGCGGGAGGCTACAGGGAGACGAGCCGGTATCCCCGGAGCTCTTTGAGGACAGGCACGAGGATCCGGTGGAGTATCTGGCGAGAAAATACGGGATAGGGAGTGATGCGGATGGAGATAATTAAAGAAGTCTTACAGAGCTATCGGAGCAAGAAGGATGAAATCGTAGAGCTGGACTGGTGGCTCAATAACCGGTGGCGGAGCGAGACTATGATCGGGAATGACGTAATATTTGACTATAGCAAGGGATATCCCATGCCGCAGTCGGTTGTTGGGTTTGATCAGCAGAAATATGAGCGCGCGCAGGATCGTGATTTGCGGAAGAAGCAGGAGCTGGAGAAGGAATGCGCGGAGATTGAGGATTTCATCGCAAATATCTCAGACAGCATCACGCGCCGGATCTTCCGGATGAGTTTTATTGATGGGCGGAAGCAAAAGGACGTTGCCAAGGCAGTACATCTGGATCGAAGCCGTGTGAGCAGGAGAATTGATGATTACCTGAAAAACGCACACAAAGCACAAAACGCACATGTATAATAATACTTGAGCCGGAAGGCAAATCGCCGGATGGCTCGTTCCCCCAAACAAACCCAAAACACCAAAACAGAGGGCGTTCTGCACAAAAATGCAGGACGCTTTTTGTCATGTATTCCGGGATTGAAAAATACGAACAAATGTTCTATTATAATTTCACTACCCCACATGACAGAACCGTTTGGGAATTGTTGAAAATTGTCAGAATATGGTATATTATTTAGACAAATGTGGTGTGTTTGGAATGGTTTGTGTGGGAGGGAAAATGAATAGGACGTTAATACCGTTGGATATTACAACAAGTAAAATCAGGAAGAAAAAGAATGCTCCTTTAGAAGATTTAGAAACAGATTTTATTGAGATGTGTAAATATGTTATGTCATTGGATGAAAAGAATCGGAAAAAGGATTTTGAAAAAGCACAAAAAATTATGTATATGTCTAAATTTGAGTATTATTCTGAGACAAGTAGTGCTTTTCTTGTTTTCAATTCCGCCAGGTATGCCAAGAGCAGAAAAGTAATTAATACAAAGACGCTTGAGAACAGAGGAGTGTTGAAAGGAATAGATGACGGAGATGAAGAAAAAACTCACATAGCAATAAAATTTGACTGGGGAGAAGATAGAGCAGTTTGCATTTTTGAGAAAAATTCGGATGGTATAGGTGTAACACAGCTGTTTGATTATTTGAATGATTTTATATCCAAATATCATGACATGAAAGAAGATTACGTATATTATGTACTGGTGTATTCGAATATAGTTTCAGACGAATTTTTAGAAGAACTTGAAAAGGCGAAAAGAATAAAAGCGGTTACATTAACTGTAAACCAAGAAGATGTAAGTGTGTCAGAAATAAAAGCTTTTGCAGACAGGGATGATATTTCGCAAGATGTAGACATATGTTTGAAGCCATGTGGAAGAGGAAAAGGGATTACGGGTAACACTGTTAAAGAGTTTTATAAGATGTATCATGATGCCCACAAAAAAGTTAAAAGAATTACTATAAAGGCAGAAAATGAGGATTCGAATCCTATTTCGTTTGACACAGAAAAAATAAAAGCAAAAGAAATTGTAGATGTTGCGGTAACTATAAATGGAGAAGTGAAAGAATTTAGCATAAAAAGTAAACTAATAAAGGCTCTTGGCAAATATTAGGAGTGATAATATGAAAGCATTATTAGGAGAAATTTTTGATCCAGTAATAGAATTTTATCAAATGCGTACAAAAAAAGAAATATTCGTCACGATTTTTTTGCCATTGGTTGTAGGAGGGGGTAGTTATTTAGTGAGTTTTTTAATCCATCCTAAATATGATTTTTCACTAATTGATTTTTGCATAGATATATTCAATCAGCTTTTAACAATTTTAACTTTGTTTATAAGCTTTAGTATGGCATATTTATCTATACTGATTACTAGTAGTAGCAAGAATGTTGATGGGTTAAAAGGAACTCCTTCTAACAAATATTTCTTGAATGGAAAACCATGCAGTTTGTATCAGGTTTTGTCGTCAGAAATTACGTATGCACTTGTTTTTGAGATTTTCTTTATGGTTATAGTATTGATGCAACGTTTTTTGGTTTATATTTGTACGGAAATGTTGCTCCAAATTTTGCTATCTATAAACATAGCGCTCTTTATACATGTGTTGCTGATGATGCTAATCGTGATCAAAAATATATATTTTTCTTTTTGGAAATCTGAATAGCGCTGCTATTTATTGTAAAAAGATGTTCTAAATTTCCGAATATTGGCATAAAATGTACCAGATAGAAGGAGGCGATGAGCTTGGAAGTACTTTTTCGCAAAGATGTTTTAGAAATGATTGAACGTTTAAAAGGGAACTTTACATTAATAGACTTTGGATTCCCAGAGGGAAAGTATTTAAAAAGGGGGTTCTGGATGAAAGTGAAAGCAGAGTTTCCTATTAGTATTCCGAATTGCTCATATAAATCAGCAAAGTGCAATATAAACGGAGAAGATGTATATGTTACAGGGCAAGGACTCGATGATATAGAGTATCTTCTAGGAATGCTGATACCAAAGTAATTAAAGAGATTCCCAAGTTTGCTGTTTTACTTGTATGTATTTTCTGTATTGGCACATACTATCTCTGAGGTGATAGCATGAACAAGAAGCAGCAGGAACAGCAGAACAGGCAGAAGAACCTGAACAAGTTCAACAGTGTAACTGAGAAGGTGAAGCCGGAGAACCAGAATCAGGGACATAACGTTCGATCTGAAGCGGTGGAACCGAAGAACAGGCAAGTATAAGACGTCCGATGGGCGTCTTTTTCTGTTGCAAGCTACTGAACAGAGGAGTACAATAATTGTAGGTGTTCAAGGCAGGGGAATGGAGGAAAGCATGGTAGAAATTAATGTTTTATTTAGCACAAATTATTGTGACAGAACTGATTTAGAAATCGAGAAAGATGCAATACCTGAGTTTACACGAGAGGCATATGCAGATGGCACATACAGTGCAGTAGTTCAGTTTGAATGTCTGCCCCGTGCGTTTAATCCTGATGTAATGCAAATCATAATAGATTTAAAAGATATTGGAGAGTGCATAGTTGCATGGGGAACGATTTGCGGAGCAATAATTTCGTTTGTTAAAAAGGTACATGGGTATGTAAAGCACATTATGATTGAAGGAACGAAGCAGACTGGAGAAATTATTGAAATAACTGATGAAACAACTCCTGATGAGCTGGAAAAGAAAATAAAAGATGTAATAGAAAAATAGTATTAAGCACCTTTAGGGGTGCTTTTCTCGTGTGGAGCATATCATCAACGGCAGATGTGCAGGGTAGCGCCCTGCGCCCCGGTTCGATTCCGGGTGCTCCGCTTCGTGAAGAGATCCATAAAATGCAATAATTCCTGCCATTTTATCATCATGGCATGGAAATATGTTAGAATACAGTTACCGGGAATCCTCAACCCGGTCTCAAATTTTTAATTAATCAGGAAGAGCATCTAGATGGTGGGTGCTTTTCTTCTGTACAGAAGGAGAGGTGAGTGTGAATGAACCAGAAGCGCTCATCAAATAATACTTATATCCTTGGCGGAAATAGGCTTACATTGCCGAAATGCATGTTATGTGATCATTTTATAGATGACGGTAATGATAAGGTTATGCGGTGCGTGGCATTTCCAGAAGGAATTCCAAATACGGTTCTGTGGGATGATATTGATAAGGAATGCAATGCCGGAATAAAATTTGAAGATGGAAAGTAATATCAGCAACAGTAGAAGATACCACCAGTCAGAAATGGCCGGTGGTATTTCTATACAATAAAAAATTAGAAGAGAGAGGTGGTGATGTGAGTGATGTTAAAGATCAGATCAAGTTAGATTATCTCTCTGGTGTGCCGCCGAAGAAACTGGCGGAGAAATATGGCACCAGTATGAATACTATAAAGTCATGGATCAAGCGATATGGCTGGTCTAAGATGAAAAAGCAGAGTGCACCTTCCAAGGCTGAGGGTGCACCTTCTGAGAATGAGGGTGCACCCCGAAAGAAGCGCGGTGGGCAACCCGGCAATAAGAATGCTGTCGGTCATGGCGCACCAAAAGGGAACCAGAATGCCGTGAAGCATGGACTCTTCTCACGGTATCTTCCAGAGGATACTCGGGAGATTTTCTTTTCCCTGGACTCGTCTGATCCGCTGGACCTTCTGTGGGATCAGATCAAGCTGGCTTACACGGCAATCATGCGGGCACAGCAGATCATGCATGTCAAAGATCAGAAAGACAAGACGGTTGAAAAGATTGAAGAGAAGGACGGCAATGTGATCGGAGAACGATGGGAGGTCCAGCAGGCTTGGGACAAGCAGGCATCTTTCCTTCAGGCTCAGGCGAAGGCTCAGAAAGAGCTGACCACCATGATCAAACAGTATGAGGAGTTGCTGCACAAGAACTGGGAGCTGGCCACGAAGGAACAGAAAGCTCGGATCAGGCAGATGAAGGCGAATACAGAAAGACTGCAGCGGAATAATAGTCCGGAAGATGATGATGGAGTTGAGATCATAAACGATGTCGAAAAAGAAGAAACAGATAAGGATATCGGAATTGATAATCCCAAAGTATCAGCCTCTGTTTAACGACAGACGGCATAAGCATATCATATTGACGTCTGGCCGTGCCGGGACGAAGTCTAGTTATGCAGCAATTAGAGGGGATTATCAGATTGTATCAGATGCACATGGCTCGGTCGTGGTATTGCGTAAGCATCACAACAAGCTGCGGAAGACCGTGTATAAAGAAATGCTCCGGGGGATTAACAGACTGGGAATACCGAAAAAGAAGTTCTATATCACGAAGTCCCCGATGGAAATCACTTATAATAAGTATGGGACCACAATGTATTTCTCCGGATCAGACGGTATCGACGACACCAAGGGTATTATCGACGAGGATAAACCGATCAAGCTGGTCATTGTGGACGAAGCGACAGAGTTTTTCGACGACGGTGAAGGAGAAGAGGAACTGGCAAACATTGAGGCAACTTTTGTTCGTGGTAACAGTGCCGGATTCCAGATGATCTATCTATACAATCCTCCGAAAAATCCGAATGCACAGATAAACCAGTGGTGCAAGAAGATGGAGAAGCGCGAGGACTGCATCCATGTCCATACAGATTACCGGGATGTTCCGAAAGAATGGCTGGGGCAGGACCTGATAGATACTGCACATGAGATGGAAAAGAATGATCCGAAGATGTACCGCAGTGTATGGCTCGGGGAGCCTACCGGTGTAGATGATCTGATCTATTATATGTTCTCGCCAGAGATCCATCTGTATGACGACGAGGAATACCCGGAGGAGGGCCGAAAGGCAATCGGGGAAATTGGAATCGGTGTTGACTATGGACAGAGAAACCCGACAGTATATGAAGCATTCGGGATTGATTACGAGAATCAGGTTCTCCGGGGATTGGATGAATATTATTACAGCGGCAGGGATGAGGGAAAGCAGAAGTCCCCTTCCGAATATGCGCAGGACATGAAAGATTTCTGTGAAAGGCTGGAAAAAGAGTTTGACCGAGTGGTCAGCTATATCTTTGCAGATCCATCGGCAGCCGGTCTGATAGAGGAAATCCGGAGAGTTGTACCACATATACCGGTGATCCCGGCGCAGAACGATGTGAAGCTTGGAATCAGCAGAGTGCAGAAGATTCTGTCTTTCCGGAAGATGGTTATTAACCGGCAGAGACAGAAGATGCTTATAAAAGAGCTGGGATTGTACCAATATGATCCAAAGAGTATTGAGAATGGGAAAGAAGTCCCGATAAAAGAAAATGACCATTGTTTAGATGGAACCAGATACCTCAGTATGGGGATGTGGAAGCAGATATCCTATATGCTGCCAGCAGGAGAAAGGGGTGATGCAGATTGATACAGTATGAAAGCGTGCGGAAAGCGATGGGAGTGGATATCGCCATATCCCAGAAGATGGCGCATGCGATTTACAAGTGGAATAAGATGTATACCAATGAAGCCCCGTGGCTGAATGAAGAGGTAAAGAGCTTAAACCTGCCGGCTTCTATTTGTTCAGAAATGGCGAGGCTTGTTACGATGGAGGCAGAAATCGACATCTCCGGAAGTGACAGGGCGGAACTGATCAGTCTGAGTCTGAAAAAGTTCTTAGCAAATATTCAGGTGTACACTGAATATGCATGCAGTGTGGGCGGAATTGTATTTAAGCCATACCCCTCGGAGGGCGGTATTGCAGTGGATGTCGTAAAGGCAGGAGATTTCTTTCCAGTGGCATTCGACAGTGCCGGAAATATTTCTGCCGCAATCTTCCCTGAATTTAAACGTGTCGGGAAAAAGCTGTATACGAGATTGGAATATCAGTCCTATGAGAACGGCCATTATATTATTCAGAATCGTGCGTTTGTCAGCCGAAGGGCACTCGTCCGAACAGATGAGATTATTAATCTTGGACAGGAAATCAGTCTGGAGGATGTGCCGGAGTGGTCGGATATCGATCCCTCTGTGGAGTTGGAGAATGCAGACAGAGCCTTATTCTCTTACTTCAAAATCCCGCTGGCGAACAATACAGATACATCTTCTCCTCTGGGCGTGTCCGTATTTGCGAGGGCTGTTGATCAGATACGGGATGCAGACGAGCAGTATGGAGCGACACTCTGGGAATATAAATCGAAGGAGACCGCTATTCAGGCTGCAGACGAATTCTTCCGAAAGAATCGAAAAGGAGAAGTGATTCTCCCGAAAGGAAAGGCGCGGCTATATCGGCCGATGGGACCGGGGATCCAGAACAGCAATGGCTCTCCGTTTTTTAATGCCTATTCTCCGGAAATCAGGGACCAGAGTTTTTTCAACGGATACAATCGGATAGTCCAGAAAGTAGAATTTAACAGCGGTCTGGCTTATGGGACACTGTCAGATCCCCAGACCGTGGACAAGACTGCAGAGGAGATCAAGACGAGTAAACAGCGGTCGTACAATACTGTGAAATCGATTCAGAACAGTCTGGGAGAGGCAATAGAGAACCTGGTCGGAGCTATTGATGCTTGGATCACAATAGGAAATCTTGCTCCTGCCGGGAAAGTAGAAGTATCCGAGAACTGGGATGACTCCCTGATCGTAGACAAGAAGTATGAGACAGAGCAGCTCCGGGCCGATGTGAGTATGGGCGCCGTCGGGCTGGTTGAGTACAGGATGAAGCGATTCGGAGAAACAGAAGATCAGGCCAGAGAGATGTTGAGAAAGGCAGCGGAGTTTGATCCAGAACAGATTCCGGGTGATGAGGCATGACACCGGAACAGAAAGGGAGTCTTCCTCTGCAGGTCGAGAAGCTGTTTTATGAAATGCAGGATCGCATATTTTCAGATATCGTGCGGAGGATCAAAAAGACCGAGGAGATTACCAGTACGGCTGATTATCAGATCAATAAGCTACTGATCCTTGGGAACAGTACGGAGCTTATTGAGCAGGAGATCAAACGCCTGACAGAAAAGACAGATCCTGAAATGTGGGAGCTGTATGATAAGGTATCGAACTGGGAATACGTTCGGCATGAAGATGCTTACCTTCAGATCAACGGGAACTTTACACCGCTCGAAGAAAATGAACAGGTGCGGCAGTGGTCGCAGGCGGTGATCAGCCAGACCAATAATGAAATCCAGAACATTACGCAGTCTCTCGGTATGACCGTGGATATGGGCGGCGGGAAGAAAGCGTTTACCCCGCTGTCACAGTATTACCAGTCCTATCTTGATCGGGCCTGCATGGATATCGTGACAGGCGCCTTTGATTACAATACGGTCCTCCGGAGAGTGGTTAAGGAATTGTCAGTATCCGGACTCCGGACCATTGACTATGCATCTGGATACAGTAGCAGGGCGCCGGTGGCCGCCCGTCGGGCAATCATGACCGGCGTATCGCAGTTATCGGCGCAGATCAATGAGATGGTGGCAAGGAACCTGGGGACAGATACTTATGAGGTGACCTGGCATGCAGGGCACCGTCCTTCGCACTGGTGGGGAGGAAACATCTATACAAAACAGGAGCTTCAGGATGTATGTCATCTTGGGGATGTTGACGGATTGTGTGGAGCGAACTGCCGCCACTCATATTACGCTTTTGTCCCCGGATACTCTGTACGGACATATTCACCGGACCGGCTCCGTGAACTGGAAGCGCAGGAGCAGGAAGTGCGGCGCTGGAATGGAAAGCAGTACAATGCTTATGAAGCCACACAGAAGCAGCGCCAGATGGAAACGACCATGAGGGCGCAGCGGGAGAAGATCACTCTTCTGAAGAAAGGCGGGGCTGATCAGACTGATATCGAAGCGGCTCGGGCGCGATATATAAATTCGCTCCGGCAATATCAGAGCTTTTCAAAACGGATGGAACTTCCCGAACAGATGGAGCGGGTATATATGGATGGTCTTGGGCGGGTGCTTCCGGGAAAGAGTTTCAGTAAAAATGTTGTAAACTCTGGTGACTCTGCTATAATTAAGAAAAGCAGTATGTATCGGAAGAAAAAAGCCCAAGCGATAGAGCCGATGCCAAAGAGACAGCTTCAGAAGATTGTGAAGGCTTTCCGTAGGAACGGGGGCGTGATGCAGATGGATGATATTACGGATGCTTATCTTAGCAATAAGCATGCAGAAGCAATCACGTATAATGAAAAGACTATTCTTCTCCGACAGAATCCCGGGAGGGCGGCGGTCTTTGAAGAGCTGATCCACGCGACACAATTCCGAAAAGGTGAAAACGATGGAACTTATGAGAGCAGGCTGATGTGCGAGATATCAGCGCAGGAGAAGCTTTTGAAATATCAGAAAGCATATAAGTTGACAGCCGAGGAAGTGAAACAGACAGAAAGCGCGTTGAAAGCATACCGGAAAGAGCTTGATGAGTGGAAGAAAAGGCGGTGAGTAATATGAAGTATAAAGTATTGGACACATTGAAGATTGGCGATAATACGTCAGTTACGATTGAAGGAAAAGGAGAAGGACTTCACAATCAGATGTTGATATTTGATGCTGATAATATTGCCCATATGCTTCTTTCTGTGGCAATGCCGGCGGGACAGGCTGCCGAAGATATTAGAAACCAGACGACACTTCTGGTAGAGGGAGAGTTCAAGTCAGAATCAGTTAATGTATAGATGCCATTCATTCTTCGGAGTGAGTGGTATTTTTATATGCAGAATGTACGGATAATGTGACACGGTTTACAGCACACAGGAATTGCCCTGTGTGTTTTATTATGTCCGAAAAACCCTTATGACGTTTAAACTGCCGGGGAAATACCCCTGACGGCATGGGTGAAAAACTGCCGGATCCAGAGGAAGACACCTCGCTTAAAAACGCAGGAGAAGAGAAAGGAGAACTTATGGAATTAAAGGAACTTTTAGGCGAAGAGCTGTACGGTCAGGTAGATGCAAAAATCAAGGAGCACAATGACGGAATTGAAGACAAGCTTCAACATGTGCGTTTTGTGGATCTGTCGGAAGGAAATTATATCAGCAAAGAGAAGTATCAGGCTGCTACTGCCAAGGCTAAAGGGCTTGAGACACAGCTCGGGGAAGCAAACAAGACGATTAAGTCCTATCAGGATATGGATATCGATGGTATCAAGCAGTCGGCAAAAGACTGGGAGGAAAAATATCAGAAGGATACAGAAGCTTTGAATGCTCAGATCGAGTCTGACCGGAAAAAGTTTGCAGCAGAGAGATTCATGGACGGGCAGAAGATCAAGTCCCCTCTTTCCAGAAAGGCGATCCTTTCAGAATTTCTTGCCCAGAATCTGGAATTCAAAGACGGTACCTTTGTCGGTGCTGACGAGTACATGAAAGGCGTTCGTGAAAAATATCCGGATGAATTTGAGCAGGAAGAAGAGAAGCCTGAAAAGAAGACATGGGTTCGCGGGACGCAGGGAACTTATAAACCAAAGACAGTATCTGAGGAACAGGCTTACTACGAAAAGAAATACGGTAAAAACAAATATGCAAAACAGTAAAGGAAAGTAGAAACTATGGAATATGGTGGATATAACGTATCAGAAAAATATAGTTCGATCGTAGCACCGAACTTTTACTTTGATTCAATCTTTCAGCCGGGGCTGACATACAGCGATCAGTTTCAGGGCGATGCAGAAAATGCAGGAGCAGTACAGATCTTCCGACTGGCGGCAAAAGCTGCAAAGGACCCGAAGACTCCGGCATCTGACTTTACGCATGGATCAGCGGACAATGATCTGATTCCGCTTCTGATGAATAATGCCCAGCAGGAATCAACGAAAATCTATAATGTACAGGCGCAGGCGGTGCCGTATGATATGGCGGATGCACATCTCTCTCAGTCCACACAGGTATGCCGAGAGGGATGGCAGCAGTCAGGGCTCGCATGCCTTGTTCACGAGGGTACAGCTTTAAGTGATACAGCGGCAATCACAGCATCGAACATTAAGAGCAAGATCATTGCCGGACGTAAAGCAATCCGGAAACAGAAAGCTTCCGCAAATGTTGTTCTGGCATCGGTCGATACTTACAGTGCAATGTTGGAGGAAGCCGGCGATAAATTTACGCCGATCGCGAATGATGAAATGTTCCAGACGGGGCAGGTTGGCCGTTATCTCGGCATGCTCTGGATCGAGTGCAACATGTTGGATCTGACGACTGCGGCAAAGTATTATGATTACACGGGCACTCTCCAGACGGAAGACCTGTCCAAGATCGATTATATTATGTATGACTGGAGAGGATTCCACATCGTGGATCTGCTGACTATGGCCAGACTGAAAGATTCCGAGAACTTCAACGGATCTCTGGCTCAGGTCGAAATTGTATCCGGATATCGTCTGGGCGACAAAAACTACGCTGTAATTAAAAAAAAAGCGTGAGTGACCCGGCAGAGAACGGGCGGATCGGGACAGGCGAGATCGGTAAGGCTAAGATTGGAAAATCAGAATAGGAGGTAAGAGTCATGGCTTACACGAAAAATACATGGAATGACGGGGATGTCATTACAAAGGAAAAGATGAATAATCTGGAGAACGGAGTCGAGACAGCCAATAAAGGAATTCCGACGGCTGCTACAACAGCTATAGCGGGCCTTGTAAAACAGGGTACTGCTGTGGCGGAGGCATCGGGCGAGAATGTTACAGCAGCAGAGTTCAAAGCCCTGTTAGACTCATTGAAGAGTGCCGGAGTTCTGGCAAGCTCTTAGGCGGGTGATCAGAATGCTCCAGTACGCGGATTATCAATATTATGTTGAAACATACCACGGAACGGCTATAACAGAAGATTCATTCCCGACGGCTATGCGGGATGCGAGTGCATTTATCCGGGAGATTACGGCAAACAGGGTTGATCCTGATGCCGTACCGGATGATGTAAAGGATGCGTCATGCGCGGTGGCCGATGTGATTCAGGCAGAAAATGACCGGATCGGCAACACTGAGAACGGGGATGGACGGGAAATCAAGTCAGAGAATACGGACGGATATTCCGTGTCATATGTGACGGAGGGAACCGACGGACAGTCTCGGGATGAGGTGTTATGGAATAAAAAATATCAGGCTGCCCGGCCGTATCTGCTTCACACAGGACTTCTGTATTTGGGGGTGTGCACATGATCACCAATGCGGAAATAACGATTTTCAACCGCTTCCCAGATAAGGAATCTAGTAAATTCGTATACATTCCTCATTATGTTACACCAGTCTGGTTTTACAGGGACCAAAAGATTTCAGTTGTAGATGGCGGGATGGTCAGTGCAGAAGCATTCCAGATCAGGATACCCCGCCGAGTCTGTGAAGGATGGCTGCCACCGGAGGAATTTAACTCTTCGTCTTATCCGATGGGAAGATGGACTGTACAGAATGAGGATCTGTTTATCGTGGGACAGTGGTATGGCAGTATGCAGGTAAGCGGTATAGAGGAAATAGAAAGAGAGTTCTCGGGCGTGGTTGGAAAAGTGCTCAGCCATTCCGAGAACTTTTTCGGTTCTTCTCCGCACATCAGGATAGGAGGCGGTGTCTAATGGCAACGAAGATCAGGCTGCAGATTGATCCGGTTGACCGGATTCTGCTGAAAAGAAATCTGAATAAAAACGGAAAAGGACAGCGGTTTTTTACCCATGAGGTGAGACGGTTGACTACCCCATATATCCCGAGACTGACAGGATTTCTCTCTGAAGATTCTGTGACAGAGTCCGTGAGCAGCATTACTTATGATGCACCTTACGCGCGCCGGCAGTATTACGAGAATCCCGGAAACGGGCTGCGAGGTCCGCACTGGACAGAACGCATGTGGGCGGACCGGGGAAAAGAGATTGTCAAAGCGACGGCTGCATATTGCGGAGGTAAGGCGAAATGAGTGTAGCAGGAAAAGTAAAAGACTTCGTAGAGGGTTGTCCTTTTCTAAGAGAGTTTGAGCAGATGTTCCCAGTAGTGAACATGGATCTTCTGGGTGAGAATGCTACAGCGTATAGCATCGAAAGTACGCCGGCAGAGCCGATCATCAAAAGATACACTAACGGAGATTCAGTAAGGCAGTACGTGTTCTCGTTATGCTCCCGGGAGCTATACGGCGAACAGGAAAACGGAGATACGGCAGAGTTTTACGAGAAGTTTGCCGACTGGCTGGATGAATGCACAGCAAACGGAAATCTTCCAGAGCTGTCCGGCCAGCTTCAGAGCCGGTCAATCCGGGCAACAACAGGCGGTTATCTTTACGATAATCAGGGCACAAAGTGCCAGTACAGGATACAGTGTCAATTTATTTATTTCAAACGGAGGTAGGAAAATATGATGAAAATGAACATTCAGTTCTTTGCTGAAACAAATACCGGCGTTGTAGGGCGCCATCAGCATGCAGATTACATCGATATAACGGGCGGATCTGATTCGCCGCAGTTCGAACTGATGGGGACAGGATTTACCCAGATCGACAGTTCCCCGTCGGCGCAGACAATGTCAAAAAGATATGTGAACCAGAAATCAGCAACGCAGTCCATCGGGTCTTATGAGTGGACAGCTCCTCTGGAGTTCGACCTGATCCGGTCAGAGGCAGCGGTAGAGTTTATCGCAGATATCGGAGAAAACGAGAAAACAGGAGTGGATGCCGAAAGCCTCTATGTTCAGGTTTACCTGGAAAAACCGGTAGATTCAAAGCAGAATACATTCGAGGCAAAGCAGAGACGTGTCGCTGTTGAGATTTCAGATTTCTCAGACAATGACGGTGAGATCCAGGGATCCGGAAACCTGCTCGGCAAAACTGACTGGGTAAATGGTGAGTTCAATACCCAGACAAAGACATTTACACCAGCTACGGAAGCGGGGGAATCATAACCCTCGCTAATAAAGCCTTGATTGGCGAGGGTATAACCGGAGAGGCGACAATCGGTGAGGAGGATGATGCTACATGATTATTCACGGTGTAGAACTTGATTTTCATCTGTATGACAAAGATAAAGCAGATGTGAAAGAGCGGTATTTTGATGCTCTTGAGAAAATGAAAGGCGTAAAGGGCGAGATGCCGGAGGGAACGGAACAGGAGCAGAATAAGTATCTGTGTGATCGGATCAAAGGTTTGTTTGATACCGTTTTCGGAGAGGGGACGGGAATTGCTGTCTGTGGTACTGATAATGATCTCCTTGCACACTTAGAAGCATATGATCAGCTCGCGTCTGAGCAGATCAGACAGCAGAATCAGTATGCAGCAATCATGAAGAGGATGAAAGATATGCGTAAGGCGGTTAAATAATGAGCGTTCTGACGGAAAAGTTTCCCACAATGCTGAATGTAGACGGTACGGAGTGTCCGATCAATCCGGGGTTCCGCACCGTTCTTCGGTGTTATGAAATCCAGGGGGATAAGAGTGAGTTATCCGAGGGCGAATTGCTCAAGATGCTTCAAATGTTCTACAGAAAGCAGAAGCTGTTTTCTGAGGGACATATCAATCAGATGTTCTGGTTCTTCTCCTGCGGACGGGAGAAGAAGAAAAAAACATTCCCGAGAAAGATTGCCGGTATTAACGATAAGCAGCCTTTTGACTTTGTGGAGGATGCCGATCTGATCTATGCCGGCTTCATGCAGCAGTACGGCATTGACCTGCAGGAAGAGGATATGCACTGGTGGAAATTCATGATTCTGTTGGAAAATCTGGGGGCCGATACGCGGCTCAGCCGGATTATGGAATACCGGACAGTCGATACGGCAAGTAAGCATCTGTCAAAAGAACAGCGTAAGTTCTATCAGGCAATGCAGCGGTATTACGGACTGGATGGCAAGCAGGTGCCCGAGATGAGCGAGCAGGACAGGCTTGTAGAAGAGGCTCTGCTGAATGGCGGGGATGTGAGCAAACTATTGGGCGAATGAAGGGCGCAGCGAAATGAAGCGTCCTATTTTGATGCCTGAAATTCAACGGAAAGGACTGAAATCATGAAACTAAAACTTGTGAAACATGGAAAATTTTTAGGAACAGTATGCGATTTTTACGTAGATGAAGAAAATAATATCTACATGAGTAGGACACAGATTGGATACGCACTGGAATATAAGAATCCAAGTAAAGGTATCGAAAATGTCCATAACCGAAATCATAAAAGAATGGACAGATTTAGCATCAAAATAACGGGGGCTCAAATTGAGGGAGGGTCCAAACATATCGACCCTAGTTCAGAGATGTATATGTATATTGAGCGTGGCATATATGAAATTTGCCGAAAGTCTGCACAGCCGGTGGCTGATGATTTTAATGACTGGGTATATGAAACTATCCAGTCAATCAAAAAGAACGGCTATTACATAGCAACTGAAAAAGATGATAAATGGCTTGGGATCAGAGAGGAATCAAAACAGGCAAGAAAATACGAAACAGACCAGATAAAGCTCTTTATCGAATATGCGAAAGAACAAGGGAGCCGGAACGCCGATAGATACTATATGATTTTTACAAAGCTGATACATGGTAGAGTAGGGATCCAGAGCGGGCAGCGAGGCAATGTTTCGCAGGAAACACTTATGGAGCTGAAGGCGTTAGAAATGCTTGTGAAAATGCGTATCCGGAAGCTGATGGAGAGTCGGATGCCATACAAAGAAATTTATCAGGATGTGAAGAAAATGGTAGAAGAGTTTTAATCGATTCCGGCTTGAATACAAATCTCGCTTTTACAGATTCTCTTGTCTTTCCTTATGAGCACAGGTATAATCGAAGTGTGGTGTTTGCGGTGGGGATGGAGGGAAAGACGAATGAAAAAGATTCTGAGTATGATGTTGGTAGTATGCCTGTGTTGTGGGATGTTGGCAGGATGTGGGGCGCAGAAAGAAAAACAAGCAGATATAATCTCAGAGCCTGCTGAAAATGTGAATCAAGTTCAATTTCAGGGATACACGTTTGAGATACCGGTAGATTGGGAAAGCGGAGAAAATACAGATGAGACGCTTTATTATTATCCTGAAGATGCGATGCTCATGATTGGCTATTCAGCGATGGACCAAAGTATTACAGATGATCAGGTAAGGAGCGAATTCCTTACCGCGTTTGGATCAAGTATGGAAAGCTATGAACTGATTTCAGAAAGTGAAGAGCAGGTAGCAGGAACTACTGCATATAGAGATGTAATAAGTCTCGGAATGGCAGGAGAAGAGTGGGATACCCAACTGATAACTTTTGACTGCGAGAATGGAATATTGAGTTTTATGATGTCGGTTTTAGCATCTTCTGATCTGGATTACACAGATACTTTGAATGATATATTGGCATCTGTAGTACAAATAGATAATGGAGCTGCATCTTCTGGTGAAGTCCCGGAAAGCATAGACGCAGAAACCATTCGGGAAAAAGTGGACGTTAAGGTTGTCCCTACCGCTGATGGTCTGATGTGCGCTTTTATTACAAATAACAGCGGGGTTATTATTGATGAACTTGGAGTTCAGATCAATTATAAAGACAGTACTGGAGCGACAATAGACATGGACGAAGATGGGCATGATATGGTTCTTCCGGGAAGTACCGTTGTTTCTAGGATGGAAGCACCGGAGCAGTATACGGATTACGAGGTACAGACAAGCGTAGAGTTGGGGGCGCATCCGACGTATGAAAATCATGCGGAAGAAGTAGAAATAAAGTCTAATCAGGGAGATCAATGCATAATCGTGGAAATCACGAACAATGCTGCGGTGGATGTCGAAGAAGTGGAGATTGTAGCGGTTCTGTATCAGGGGGATCAGATTGTTACAGTGGAATATCCATTAGATGTCTATGATGTGCCAACAGGAACAACAGTAACGGAAAAGATTGATACATACAGTGACCAGTATGACAGGTTTGAGATATACTTAAATCAAGCTCATACGTTTGGGCTTTAAAAGGATTGTGCTTACCACCTGCTTTGGCGGGTGGTATTTTCGTGCAAAGTAAACCACCGATTACTCGGTGGTGCCGTGAGCAGATGTATTACGTTTGAATTTAATGAATTCGATGTATTGCTTGATATCAGCTAATTCATCTTCTGAAAATTCAGATGGATCAAAAGCGGAATAAAAACTGCTTTTTAGCTTATTTTTTACCGCAACCACATCATTTTCTATAAGGGCGTCTACAATAGCATCTTTAAGATCAGATGGTAATGTGGCAAAACGAAACAATTCTTCAACAGTGACGCCTAAATTATCACAAATTTTATGCAGGGTATCTAAGCTGGGCTCGCGGTTATTATTTTCGTAGTTAGAATAGGTCGAGTATGGAATTTGCAATTTTTTTGCAAACTCCTTTGCAGAATATCCTCTTGACAAACGTAGCTCTTTTATTAGTGATCCTACTTTAATGTAGTCGTTTATACCCATACAATCACTCTCCTTTAATGTAAGGATAGCATGAAATATTCAAAAATGCAAATTTTATATTGACAAATTCAAATGTGAATGTTAATGTAAATATATTCGATAGTGAATATTAAGAAAGGAGTGAAATAATGGGAGTGACTGTAAAAGTTAATGTTGAAAAAATGTTGCTTGCGATGGCAAAAAAACAGTATAACTGTGCAGGTCTTGCAAAAGCGTCTGGTGTATCCAGGGCATCTATTTCGTACATAAGAAATGGAAAAACATGCAAGCCGGATATTGCAGGAAAATTAGCAGTAGCATTGGGTTTATCAGTAGAAGAACTGATAGTAACAAAAAAAGAACAAACACAGTAACTTTGGCGAGCATGTGTTTGTTCAAAGGTCGAAAATAGGCTATGTCCTAAATTCAATTAGAGTATAGCCTATTTTTTCGGAAATGTCAAAAGAAAGGAAGAAAAAAGGCTATGAATGATGTAGTAAAAATCCAGAATCAGGAAGTAATGGTAAAAGAGTACAAGGGTCAGAGAGTAGTAACATTTAAAGATATTGACTCTGTGCATGAGAGAGCAGAAGGAACCGCAAGGAAGAGATTTAATGATAATAAGAAGCATATGCTTGAGGGCGAAGATTTCTTTAAAGCAAAGTGTTCGGAGGTTCGTCCGTTTTTCGGACAGACCCTTCCGAACGGTTTCAATCCAAGAGCAAATATTGTTCTTCTTACTGAATCTGGATATCTCATGCTCGTGAAATCTTTTACCGACGATTTGGCGTGGAAAGTACAGCGTCAGCTTGTAAAATCTTATTTTGCAGTGAAGAAAATAAGGGAGGACAAGCCTTCTCACAAAGAGAAACTCCCGTCAGTCAATCAGATGGTTAAGAACATCAAAGGAGCATTGCATGATGCCGGAGTGGACTCGAAGTACATAGCGGCAGAAGTTGTTCGTATCTATTCCGACAACGGCTATCCGGTGAAAGTACCGCTGATTTCGGATGTGCCTGTCCTGTGGGATTGCACAACGATAGCGAAAGAACTCGGGATTTATTCTGAAGGCGGAAGACCTCATGATAAAGCTGTAAGCGCAATCATTCAGAAATTGTCTGTTTCAGAATCGGAGATTGTCAAGACGGCATACAGCCGGAACGGGCATGACGGTGTGACAGTCCAGTACAAAGACTCAGTGATGCAGAAGATAAAACTCTGGCTTCAGGAAAACGGTTATCCTACGGTCATAGAGTATCGGCTGTCGAATGGTAATATCAACAAGTGCAAGGTTGTTTATCAGGAGGTGGCTTAATATGCGGCAGGAAATCATTCAGGAGATGTATGATAAGGTAAACAATGAAGAGTTGTGCGAGGCTATGCAGACTGGATTTGACCGTCTGGATAAGTACATAACTTCAATCTTGCCCGGCGGCGATCGAGATGAGCGAATTGATGAAGGCATGGAATTGATTTGCAAATTAGAACACGCTGCATTTTTCGCAGGAGCAAATGCTGTACTTGACTTCATTTCTGGAAGAGAGGTGCAGTAAATGCAGATTGATCAGAAAATCTTGGAATATGGGCAAAACTGCATTCCTTATGGAGAATTCAAAGAACTGTGTGAGTGCATTGAGCACAGATATTCTTTCAGCAGTTATAGGTATTGGATGTGGAAGATATTTCAGTTCGGCTTTGTGTGTGGCAAACGCGCTGAGCGAGCCAGAAGAAAGAAAACAGCATAAATAACGGTAATCAGAACACCTGTCAAACGGCGGGTGTTCTTTTTATACATATTTTTCGGGAAAGGCGGTGATGACCATTGAGAAAATAAAGTGCGATGAATGCGGGCATACCTTACTGTTCGCAGAAGTTATAAAGGGCGAGATCAAATGCCCGCGTTGTAAGAAAATCAATAAGATTGAATATCCGGCAAAGGCAAGAGCCAATAGTCCTCACCATTGAGTAGGGGAGCGTGCCTACTTTGCGAGAAACAAGGTAGGTGAACTATATTGGCAGACGGAAAAGTCGTAATTGAAACAGATCTGGATTCTTCTGGAATAGAAAAGGGGATGAAAGAAACCCAGAAGTCTTTGAAGTCGCAGGCAGCAAGCTTGGCGGCAGAGTACAAAAAGCAAGGTATGTCAGCGAGTGATGCATTTAAAAGGGCGTGGAGCGAGATTGAGCAAAGTTCTGAAGCCTCAGCGGATGCAGTAGAAAAGGACTGGAAGGACTCAAGCACTAATATCGGCAGTGCTATCTCTAAAATTGGTAGTATTACGGCTAAAGGACTGAAAGTGACAGCTACAGCAATTGCAGGCACAGCAACAGCCCTCGGTGGCGTAGCCACAGCAGCGGTAAAAGTCGGATCAGACTTTGAGGCGCAGATGTCCCGCGTCGAGGCTATATCCGGCGCAACGGGCGAGGAGTTCGAGCAGTTAAGGCAGCAGGCAATACAGCTCGGTTCTGATACCGCATTTTCGGCATCCGAAGCTGCTCAAGGCATGGAAAACCTTGCGGCTGCCGGATTCACGACAAATGAGATTATGGAAGCGATGCCCGGCATGCTCGATCTTGCTGCGGCATCCGGGGAGGATCTTGCGGGCAGTGCGGATATCGCGGCATCCGCTCTGAGGGGCTTCGGGCTTGAAGCGTCGGAAGCAGGTCATGTGGCGGATGTACTGGCTGAGAATGCGAACCGGACAAACTCTTCTGTTACAGAGACCGGGGAAGCGATGAAGTATGTCGCTCCATTGGCAAGGGCGGCGGGAATCAGTCTGGAAGAGACTGCGGCAGCTATCGGTATTATGGCAAATGCCGGAATCCAGGGATCTCAGGCAGGAACAACCTTGAGAGGTGCGTTATCGAGGCTGTCTAAGCCCACTGCGGATATGCAGGAGGCAATGGATGAACTGGGTGTTTCCTTCTATGACTCAGAAGGAAAAATGCTCTCGCTTACTGATCAGGTTGGGATGCTCCAGTCAGCGATGGAAGGCATGACGGACGAGCAGAAGAACAACTATCTGGTTACGCTCTATGGACAGGAAGCTCTGTCCGGAATGCTTGCGTTGATCAACGAGGGTCCGGAAAGTCTATCCAGCTTGACGGCAGCGTATGAATCATGTGATGGGGCAGCTCAGGCGGCTGCAACGACAATGCAGGACAACCTGAAAGGAGCTGTTGAAGCCCTTTCCGGATCAGCAGAAACGCTCGGAATCGTCTTCTACGACAGCGTGTCGGGAAGTCTGAGAGATGCTGTCCAGGTTGTAAATGACAGTGTGGATAGTATCACGGACGCTTTCAATAATGGCGGTATGGATGCTGCTATTTCGGCGGCCGGTGATGAATTTGCAAATCTTGCGACCGCGGCGGCTTCCCATGCTCCTGAAATGGTGGATGTGGCTGTCAATTTCATTCAGTCATTTGCGGACGGGATTGTCAGCAACCGAGGCAAGCTGATCGGTGCGGCAGGAGAAGCGGCGGAGGCGATAGCGTCGGGGCTTGCGGAGCTACTGCCTTCAGAATTACGGGAACCGGTTGAAGATGCGATTGATGCAATATCGGATTCTCTCAGTTCTGGCGGGCTGAAAAGAGCGGGCAAGACAGCAGTTGATACGTTTGAAAATCTGATTGATGTAGCCGGGACACTCGCGGATGCAACGCTCCCATTGCTTACAGGTGCACTTGATCTTGTAGGCGGGAATCTGGAGGTGGTTGTCCCGTTGGCGGCATCTGCAACTGCTGCATTTAAGACATATAATGCTGTGACAAAAATAACGGCCTCCACTACAAAGAAGGTAGCTGCGGTAACAAAGACGCTGACAACAATGGAGAAGGCAAATGCACTGCAGTTGGTCGCAACGAATGGCGGCCTGACTCTGCAGCAGACATTGATCGCGCTGCATAACGGCCAGATTACAGCGACCATGGCGTTGACAGGATTATGGGCAAAAGCACAGACGGCACTAAATACTGTAATGTCAGCAAATCCAATCGGCTTGATGGTGACAGCTATTGCTGCATTGTTGGCTGGGATGGGTGCCTTATATCTTATGTCTGACAAGCAGACTAAAGTTACGGCAAAACTATCAGACGAACAGAAAAAGTTATGCGACAGTATTGATCAGTCCGCAGATGAACTGGAAAATCTCCAAACCTCGATGCAGGACTCTGTGCAGTCTTCTACACAGGAGATTGATGCAACAAGTGCATTATGGACAGAGTTGCAAAATCTCGTGGATGCAAACGGAAAGGTTAAAGATGGGTACGAGGCAAGAGCTGAGTACATTACCAGCGAGTTGGCATCGGCATTAGGTGTTGAGATGGAACTCGTAGATGGCGTAATCCAAGGATACGCAGATCAGAAAGCAGCAATCGAAGACCTGATTGAGACGAAACGTGCCCAGGCGGCTCTCGACGGAATGGAACAGAGCTATCAGGAGGCAGTTCAAAAAAGTACGGAGGCTCTTAACGAATATCTCAGCGCGCAGAAAGAGAGTGAACAGGCTGCATCTGATTTGGCAGACGCTAAGCAGAGATTGACTGACCTTGAAAGCAGGGCAGCAGAAGAAGCGAAGTTGTATGGCAATACAACAATTGAGACAAACGAGGCTGTGTTGGCCGCGCAGCAGGAAGTTGATCAATTATCGGCAAATTACGACGAACTGTCTGGGGCGACTGCTGATGCAAAAGCGAACTATGAGGGATATCAGACAATCATACAGCAGTATGAAGGGTTGTCAGCAGCGATTATTTCTGGAGATGTGGCTGCGATAAAGGATGCACTCCTTTCCGTACAGGCTGATTTCGTGCGGTATGGAGAAGTCACAGACGAAGAACTCAAAAAGAGCGTTACGAGTGCAGCCGATAATATGGCGCTTCTCGGCGAAGAAATTAAGAACGGTACAATATCGGCTACTGACAGTGCAGTAACTGATTTTGCGAATATGACCGCTATGAGTCTGGCAGAACTTAGCAAGCTTCCAGGCGGGGTTGCCGAGCAGTTTAGTGCTATTCAGCCTGAAGCCGTTGCCGCTTTGATAGGGTTGTCAGGTTCACTGAGCGAAGAATCGCGAGAAGCAGTATCAAGCTTCCTTGATGGATTTTCCGGATTGGATAGCGAAACTCAGGAAATATGGGCTAATACAGTGTATGGAGCCCTTGAGGGTTTGGAAGGCTTCGAAGAGCTTAAAGACCCTGCAGAAGAAGGCGCTGATGCGTTTCTCGAAAGTCTCAGGGCCGCTTTGGAAGTGCACAGTCCGTCCCAGGCCGTAAAAAATATATTTTCTCAGGTATGGCCGGGAGCTGTAGAAGGACTGAACGAAGGGCAGGAAGGTCTCAATACTGCCGGAACATCTGTAGTACAAAATTTCCTTACGAGCTTGTCGTCAGGCGGACTGTTCGACGGAGCAAAGCAGATTGGCTCAAATATCATGTCATTTTTTGGCGTCGGAGTCGGAAGTCAGACGGAAAATTCGAGAGCGCAGGGAAAGGCGAATGCTGATGCGGCAAATCAGGGAGCGGGATCTGTAAATCCTGCATCGACTGGAAGCAGGTTCGGAAGTCTTCTCGGAGGCGGAATCGGCGGAATGGTGTCCCTGTTGTTTGGAAAAGGGAAAAGTCTTGGTGATCATGCAAAAAGTGGTGTGGGAAGTGTAGATCCGTCGGCCGAGGGGAGAAACTTCGGAAGCGACTATGCAAATTCTATCAGCAGCAAAAGAGGAACATCACAGAATGCAGGAAGAACCTTGGCGAGCAGCGCAGAGGGGAGCGGAGGGCTCCGATCTGTAAGCGCAAGATCAGCGGGGCATGACTTTGGATCAGGATTCGGAGGCGGCATAACAAGTGCAATTGGAAACGCTGTTTCAGCAGCTGCAAGTCTTGCAAGTTCGGCTCTTGCGAAAATAAAGGATGTTCTCGATATCCATTCGCCATCACGAGAAGGCCGGTTAATCGGACGAAATTTGGGCGAAAGCGTCGGGCTTGGCGAAGAGGATGCTATAGGATTTGTTGAAAAATCATCTGAAAATCTGGCAAATGCCGCCCTGAAATCCCTCGATATGTCAGCTATATCAGCTCGCATGCGGGAGACAATGGTGCTTAATACCGATAGAATCGCCAAATCATTTGCTGTAGAGTCGAGAAGCACGATAATCAGCAAGCAACAGGCCGAGAACCTGATGAAACTGTCGGATACTGATATCGACCGTCTGGCGATGAAGCTGGGCAAAGCCACAGCAAATGGCGTTTCAAAAGGTCAGAGCAACCGGCCGATCTATCTCGGAACAGACCGAATCGACAAACCATTACCGAAAGGAGCGGTGCCGCGGATATGATAACTGCATATTATAAAAATTCTCGTGGAGAGATATTAAATCTTATAAAATATCCGTATCTTACGGCAGAAGCTGATTGGTTCGATTCGGACTGGGATGAAAACAGTGAGGGATATCAGAGGACTGTACAGGTTGATGTATACGGAAACGGTGAAGAATTTGTGCAGAATATGGAATATCTGTACAGCGTCATCGCCGTGGACGCAGAAGAGAACACTTACGGACAACTGTACGTGAACGACACCTTCCTGCGCTGCCGGATTCAGTCATCCAAAAAGGAGAACTGGAAAGGGTATGTGTACTCTGAGGTGGAACTGACCTTTATAGCGCCAGAATTGTCATGGGTGACAGAGGTCACACGGCAGTTCTTTCCGCAGTCCGAAGTGTCTGGAGCGAGCGGGCTTGACTATCCATATGATCATCCGTTTGACTTTGCGGAAGAGGATTTGGGCGTTGCTACATGGGAGATTGACCATGTCAGATCATCCGAGTTTCAGATGATCATGTATGGCCCTTGTACGAATCCATATGTGCTGATCAACAACCATGCATACGCAGTCTACACGGATCTGGAGGAAGGAGAGTATCTGATCATCGACAGCAGAAGCAGTACAGTATATAAGTACCTGTCTAATGGGACCGTAGAAAACCTGTTCCACGAACGGGGACTTGTGGATTCAGTGTTTGAGCCGATCCCATCTGGTCTGTTGCGGATCAACTGGTCTGGTGCATTTGGGTTTGATTTGACGCTCTTCCTCGAAAGGAGGGAGGCGCGATGGTGATTCTGGCCAATAAGAATCTAAGGGAGCTGGGTGAGATAAAAGACGCAAATGTATCCGTGGATCTGAATGGCAAGCGGACATTTTCGGTACAGATCGCACGGAGCAACTGGCGTGAGGAACTGACATTCTCCAGCCTTATTTATATTATGGGAACGGAGTACGGCGGGATTATCGGAGAGGTCCTGACAGATACCACACTGGATTACGTTGAGTTGAAGGGATTGACGTGGCGAGGACGTCTGGCAAAGAAGATCATACAGCCACCGGCCGGATCGGACTATAAGGTAGTATCCGGAGAATTACATACAGTCATGAAGAGCCTGATCGAGCCTGAGTTCGACGGGCTCTTTGTTGTATCACAGCGAGATACTGGGGTATCAGTAAGCAATTATCAGTTTGACCGGTACTGTACTCTGTTGGACGGATTGACAAAGATGCTGAAGAGCAAAGGATACCGTCTGCAGCTGACATTCCGGCGGGAGCAGAACGAGCCCGGTTATCTCTATATCGAGGCTGTTCCGATCGTGGATTACTCGAACAGAATCGAGCTATCCAGGGACTGCCAGCTGAACTATACGATGGATGATAAGCGTGATGGTGTGAATCATCTGATTGTGACCGGGAAAGGTGAACTACAGGATAGAAATGTATTCCATCTGTACGTGCAGAAAAACGGAAGCATTGGAAAAACGCAGTATTACACCGGTCTGCAGGAGATTGCAGAGGTGTATGAAAATACATCAACAGAGACAGATGAGCTGGAAGAAACATCCCGGGAGAAATTGCAGGAGCTGATGAACAAGAAGACGTTCAAAATGGACGTTGCCGCTCTGGGCATTGATGTAAATATCGGAGATATTGTCGGTGGTCGGGATTATCTCACCGGCATGTACATGGCGAAACCGGTGGAGAATATCACCTATGAACTGATCAATGATGTTGAATCGAAAACCTATAAATTGGAAGGAGAAGATAAAGAATGAAGATAATGACTGGAAAAACTGGCACTCCTCATGTGACCAGCCAGCAGTTCCGCCAGCTGGTTGAGTCAACGGTCGGGCAGGGCAGCTACATACTGACAAGCGGTGAAAATCTGGAACCCGAGCTGCAGACAAGCAACTCATTAAAAATACGTAGCGGTATGATGTCGCATCATGGGAATTTGTCTGTGGTGGAGTTGGGGACATATGACGAAGTAACGATTCAGAACGGTACGCAGGGAATGCAGCGTATTGATCTGGTCGTTAATCGGTATACGCGGAATGAAGAGACTGGAATTGAAGATAATGAGTGGTTTGTAATCATGGGGACGCCGGCAGCGTCAGATCCAGTAGCGCCGGCATATACGGAAGGAAATCTGCAAGTGGGTGATTTGGTGGATGATTGCCCGGTGTTTGAGGTACATCTGGACGGGATTAACGTGACAGAAGTGGTGAAATTACTGGATGTGACGTCAGACATGTCTACGCTAAATGCGTCTTTGTCCCATATTAAGTTTGAGATTATCGAATCTGAACGTTATTACGTCAAAAAATACGAAAACGGTTGGTTTGAGGCATGGGCAAAAACGGCTGTTAATTCCGGAGATTTTTCGTTCATCGCATTTGGCGGTACAAGCGTTCTGTATCGCGCAAAATTCACTAACTTCGGTTTTGGCATAAAAGCCACAGAAGTATATGACATTGAGGTTTCCGCGGCAAACAACGGAATTATCTGGTGCGCATCGTGTAGAATGAACAGTAATATGTCCGCAATAGACGGGTTCGTGGTACAGCACGGCAGCGACAACGCGCGTACTACAACATTGCGTGCTCACGTGACTGGAAAATGGAAATAGCCACTCGACCGTTAACTATTAATAAAGTATGTTTCGTGAATTCGCAACGTCTCGCCAGCCGGAATCGCGCCGGAAGATATGTTAGTAACAGTGCCATTACTATTAATTGATACGGCATACGTATTCCCGTAATAAGTTGCTGATACTATGATACCCTCTGACGGAGCGTATTCAGCAGGTATATCGGCTAACCTGTGTCCAACGGCTATCGATGCGGTTGTACCGACATTAAGCAACAATTCGACCATATTGCCTTGCCGCTTTAAGCTTGACCCAAATACGGTTTCGCGGTCGGTATATGGCGTTATTTCGCCTTCTGTAATTTTTGCCAAATAAGACAAAGACGCATTTAACACATAGATCCGAAAAGAAAAAGAAAGGATGATGAAAATGAAGATTATTTTTAACGATGCAACAGAAATTACCGTGCAGCAGGTAGAGCCTCACGGTGACTATCTGCGGGTGCTGACCGTGGGAAACACCCCGGAGCAGCTTAAAGTGTTGTTTACCGACTCGTCCCGTACATCAAAGATGATCGTACAGGAGCGTGGCCAGACGATAGGAACATATGAGGGATACACCAAATATGGCCACGCGGAAATCTATACCGGCGGGATATACGGCGTAGTGGTTTATAAAGAGGGAGAGACCCCGGAGGAGCGCCTCGCGAACGTTGAAACGGCAGTGGATCAGACAAATTCCGACCTCCAGATGGCGATCGCCGAGCTGACAATGGTCATCGCTACATTGACGCAGTCCATATCAGGAGGAGGTGAGACAGATGTTTAATGAAAACAGTGTGATCGTAAAAACATGGGTAAGCCTCGTCATTGCAGGAACATACGGCCGGGAGCAGGTCCCGAATTTGAGTAACTTGCAGGATGTAGTATATCAGATTCTTGACGAGATGGAAGGAGAATAATTATGACGTTTACTAAGGATAGCATTTTGGTAAAGACATGGGTCAGTTTAGTAGTATCCGGGGTATTTACGGCGGATCAGGTCCCGGCTCTGTTCAACCTCCGAACTGTAGTGGTCGGGATCGTGAACGAACTGGCAGGAGAGTAAGAAAGGCGGGTAGATCATGGCAGAGATCAAGAATGTAAAGACAGAAAAAACAACCGTGGAAGTCGGTGAAAAGATCAAGATCCAGTTTGAGTTCCATTATGAACAGGATTATCCATATGATTATCCGCATGACTACCCAATCGCATCAACAACGCATTAAGGAAAAGGAGATCAAAAATTATGAGTGAAATCACACAAGCATATGTAATGTATAACAGACAGAAGTTTACGGCTACCTACGATGATGATACAGGATTGTGGACGGCGGAAGGAAATGCCGGATCAGATTCATCGTGGAGTCAGCCGGACCATGTATTCCTTGCGGAAATCCATGCTCTGGATGCGGCCGGCAATGAAGCGGTTATGACGAGCTCTGACGAGACATATGGGGATCAACTAAAATTCCGTGTTCTCGAGAAAACGAAACCGACTGCAACGATCATATCCCCGACACAGGATTCGGTCCTTGGTGCATCCGCTCAGGATATCGCTATGGAACTTTCCGATGCTGGCGGTTCCGGCCTGAATATGGCATCTGTTGTATTTAAGGTCAATAATGTACAGATTTCGTCAGGCCTCACATGGTCCGATGGAGCAGGCGGTAAGAAGACATGCACCTATCATGCGACAGGGCTGTCAGACGGCTCCAACAGTGTCAGCCTGCAGGTTACTGACAATGACGGTAACGTCTCAGATCTCGAATCTGTTACATTCATCATCAGTACGGCAGCGCCGACTCTGAATGTGGCTACACCGACTGAGAATCTGTTGACCAACAGCAATAAGGTAACGGTATCCGGTACTGCAGCACCGGGATCCGCCGCCGTTACACTTGCAGAGGTTACAATCAATGGAGAAGCAGTATCCGTTGGAGAGGGCGGAGCATTCAGCAAAGAGCTTACGCTTAACGAGGGCGATAATACGATCACCGTTATCGCGAAAGACAGCCTCGGAAAGACAACGACTGTTACAAGACACGTCAAAGTCGATACTAAAGCACCTGTTATCAGTGATGTTGTGGCTGTTGCAACTACCGTGGATGCTAACGGCAACATCAAGATCACATTCAAGGTCGTAGACCCGGAGTGATCTTATGATTACGAGAGTATGGGGAATCGTGAACTCCACCGAGGTGGAGTTCACTCCCATTCGGGACAGACCGGACTACTGGGAGGGATACGCTCCCAGAGTGCCGGGCCTTCAGGATATTGAGATCTGGGCAGAGAATGACAAGGGCGCAAGAGGTCACCTGCAGTGTACCGTGCAGGTGCAGTATCATACCCATACACAGGCGAGGTTGATTCTGTTGCCGTATATTGTGGAACTGCTGCAGGGGTATGGAACCAGGGTGCTCCCGGAATTATATGATGTACGGCTTAAGAGCTGTGGAAAGGCAGGGTGACATGAGAGATCAAGTAAGGATGCAATTAGGGGAACGTCGCAGGATCTGTATCAGTGTGACGAGCTGTAACCGGCAGCCGTTTGAAGTAACCTCTGCGAAGTACGTTCTAAGAGTCGGATCCGAAACAGAGTCAAGCGGTGAATGCGAACTTGAGCAGAAGAGTGACAGCGAGGTAATCCTGTCAGTAGTAATCCAGCCACAACGCAAGAACACAATATATACTCTTGAGTACACCTACGAGATACCGCCGGAAATATTGATACATGATGTGTCTGTAAGTGTATATTAAGGCAGGTGAGAATATGGCAATCAGAGACAGACCGTAACAGGTCTTATTTTTATGCATAAATTATAGGGAGGTACAGACCTGTGTACATAAGCATAGGGACAATTATTACAGCAGGCAGCCTGATCGGCGCGCTGGGGGTGATCGGAGGAGTGCTGATCGCGGCGTATAAGTTTTTCCGGAAGCCGGCAGAACTAGAAGATAAGATTAAGAAAATTCGTGAAACTCATGAAGAGGACATCCGGAAGATCAACGAAGAACAGTGCCTGATCACATACGGATTACTCGCCTGCCTGAAAGGACTCAAGGAACAGGGCTGTAATGGTCCGGTGACAGAAGCAATTAATAAGATTGAAAAGCACCTGAATAAACAGGCGCATGATATGGAGGAATAACTATGAACATGGAAGTTTTAATGCAGTATATTACTTATGCACTGATTGCGATCGGCGTATTGGCATTCTTGACGAGTATCATCACGCAGGTGATCAAAGAGATGCCGGGACTCAAGAACATCCAGACAAACGCTGTAGCACTTGTGATTGCGCTGATCCTGTGCCCGTTGGCTGTGGTGATTTTGTGTATCTATTTGCATATAGCGATTCTGTGGTATTACATTGTCGGAGCGGTGATTGCTGCCTTTATTGTGTATCTGGTCGCTACGGGCGGATGGGAAAAGGTATCAGAGATGTGGAACCGGACGAAATACAAGAATAAAACAGAGTAGATCAGGGGGGGGGGCGGGGAACCGTCCTCTCGTTGCATGTTGCGGCGTCGCAACAGAAAGGAGAAGATTATGGCATATTTAAATGGTATTGATGTGAGTAATTGGCAGAATGGGATTAATCTTGCTGCGGTACCGGCAGATTTCGTGATCTGCAAGGCAACCCAGGGAAATTCGTATGTGTCCCCGGACTGTGTACGTCAGGTGGAGCAGGCTACGGCTGCGGGGAAACTGGTGGGAACATATCACTATATTTCCGGGTCGGGTGCAGTAGCGGAAGCAGATTTCTATCTCAATAACATTAAGAACTGGATCGGGAAGTACATGATGTGTCTAGACTGGGAGTCAAATCAGAATTCCCAGTGGGGAAATGAGTCATATCTGAAGCAAGTCGCACAGAGGATCATTGAGAGAACTGGCATTCCTCCGGTAATCTATGTCCAGCAGTCGAGACTTTCAGCGGTAAAACAAATTGCGGATGAGCTGAATTGCGGATTGTGGGTTGCTCAGTATGCGAATATGAACCAGACGGGCTATCAGGATACTCCGTGGAATGAAGGAGCATATTCCTGCGCAATCCGACAGTATAGCTCGGCAGGACGTCTAAGTGGATACAGCGGAAATCTGGATCTCAATAAGTTCTATGGAGATAAAAACGCATGGATGAAATACTGTAATCCCGACAGCGCTCATGAAGATACGGGCGGGTCTGCTTCACCATCTCAGCCGGCAAGTCCAACAGGATCAACACTTGATCTTGTTGTCGGTGTTATGCAGGGAAAATACGGGAATGGCGATGCACGCAAAACTGCACTTGGGTCCAGATATGACGAAGTGCAGGACATGATCAATCATATCAGTTCGGCATCTGCCTCCACATTGGCATCAGAAGTTAAGGCTGGAAAATACGGCAATGGTGAAACCAGAAAGATTGCGCTTGGATCACGATATGATGAGGTACAGAAGATCGTAAATGGGGGCAATAAGAAAAGCGTATCAGCCATTGCGGATGAAGTGATCGCCGGAAAGTGGGGCAACGGAAACGACCGCAAGAATAAGCTGCAGGCGGCAGGCTATGATTATAATGCTGTACAGGCTGAGGTAAATAAAAAGCTCGGTTCTGGATCTGGAAACTCTGCCCAGTATTACACGATCCAATCAGGTGATACCTTGTCTGAAATAGCTCAGAAATATGGCACATCTGTAAGTCAGCTTCAGAGCTGGAATGGAATCAAGAATGCCAATGTCATATATGCAGGACAGAAGATTCGCGTGAAATAATAATTTACCCCGGAGCCATCACTCCGGGGTGGAATATTGTATCATCTCGTTGTATAATTTGACGAAAAATCGTTGTGCAAAATGCTAGAAATAAAAATGTTTCTATGCAACGCAAATACGCGGTTTTTTGAGAGCGTCTGTGCCTAACATGTTATCCCCAAAACCAGTTACGAGAGTGAGTTCAATTCCCTCATCTTCAAAATATCCATTTT